TCACATTATCATTCAGAACAATATGACGCGCGATGAAGACGGAGACCCACAGCTTATCCAGCACTCAGTAGGGTTATGGAAGAGCATGAGTCCTATGAAGCGCGACTTTGCGACAGACAGAATATGTATGGAATCATACGCAACATTGGAGGGAATATGGAAGGCTTAAAGTATATCGGAGTATGGGAGCAGTACCGCTCGGTCGAGTTTACGACCGCAGAAGAGGTACTTGAATGGGCTAAGAAGATAAGAGAAGCTACTAAGGAGCGGGATAATGGCGAAAAAGAAGTGCAAGAAGAGGAAGAAAAAGTAGAGGACCCTGCATAAATGCAGTATAAGATGCCATTCAGGGGCAAGTGGCTTACTTGGACCGACAAGCAGTTGGCCGACAAGCCACAGCATTACAGGGACCAGATGGCTAATCTGTGGTCTGTGTATGAGTCTAATCCACTAGCGTTCTCGCTTGGGCATGGAGACCAGACCGCATTCGTAAATGACTGGGACTCAGACTTTTCCGTAATGTACGCGCCCAACCAAGTGGGGAAAGCGCAACCTCTTGACGCGCAAGTGCTTACACCAGACGGCTTCAAGACAATGCGCGATATCAAACGCGATGATATTGTGCTTGGCCCAGAAGGTGATTGGCGCACAGTAATGGGCGTGTTCCCGCAGGGCAAACGACCCATATATAGGGTGAAGTTTGAGGGCGGGGCTTCATGTGAGTGCGACATAGATCATCTATGGACTGTACTGACTAGAGATAATGCATCCAAGAGGGTCTGGGAGCATGGCAGGATTATAGATAATCCTCGCTATAACAAGCTTAAAACATTACCTTTGAGCCACTTCGTTGAGCGTCACGGATGCGGGACAATACCTAGTGCAAAAAGGCCTATGGTTCCTGTTGTCGGTAGGCTCGATTTCTCTGAGCATCTATTTAGCGAAGGTCTTTGTGGATTACCAATACCGCCGTACACCCTTGGCGCATTACTTGGCGACGGGTGTTTCCGTGGTGGGCACACTACATTCACATGCGACGATAGGCATTTGGACATAGTTGCTAGGATGTCAGAAGAGCTTGGCGATGGATACATGAGCAAGCATAGCGAAAAGTATGCTTGGGGAGTTAGGCGAATTAAGAGAACGCTTGAGGCTATGGGGCTATGGGACCTTAAAAGCGCAGATAAGTTTGTCCCAAAAGACTACCTAAATCAGACATACGACAACAGGCTGGCACTATTGCGTGGCCTGATGGATACTGACGGCTCTATATACGGCAAAGGAACAATGGAGTTCTATAGCAAAGGCAAGCAACTTGCCGAGTCAGTCGTGTGGCTCGCCAGAAGCCTTGGCGGGAAGGCTTCACTAAAGGAGAAGTCGTCTGGGTACATAGGCAAGAACGGAGAGTGGATTGATTGCGGTATAGGCTATAGGGTAACTGTTAAGTTATTCGTCAATCCGTTCCATACAAAGCCGAAGGCAGATATGTTCTATGAGATTTACAAGCGCAAAGAGCTTGTAATGCACAGCATAGAATATGTTGGCGAGAAAGAAGCGCAGTGCATATCGGTTGATGCAGAGGATGGATTATATGTAACTGACGATTTCATAGTTACTCACAACACGCAAGCAGCTATCACATGGGGCGGTATGCGTATCATTCCTTGTGACCCTGAGTGGATGTGCTTCACCGACCACGGGTTTGAGTATCATCCTTGGGATGGTCCTAAGCGGATGGCTGTAGCCTCTTATACGCTACAGACGCACTGCAAGAAGAACATCTGGGACAAGATGCGTGTTATGTATCCAGAAGACGAGCTTCTTGACTACTCGGCTACATGGTGCAGGAAGAACGGAAAGAGGCAAAGGCCAGTCAACTGGAACACCTCACCGAGGGTAGAGCTCGCCTGCGGTTCTGTAATCGACTTCTATGGCTATCATCAGGCTCAGGAAGCCTTTGAGTCCATGACCTACGACTACTTCATCTTCGACGAACAGCCGAAGGAGGAGCAGTTCGACGGCGCATTTGCTCGCGGACAGACAGCGGACAGGTTTCAGGCCTGTGCGGCACTGACACCCCATTACGTACCGGGACGTCCTGATACTGGCTCTCACGGCTGGATACCAAGAATGACGACAGGACTTCTGGATAAGGCTATGGATGTAGGTGTATACCGTATATCTATGGATGATGTTCCAGATGAGATAGTCAGCAAGAAGAAAAAGAAGCAGGCATACGACAAGTGGGTTCGCTTGCCAAAAGAATCTGGTAATAGCAAGAAGATGCGCGAGGGTAAGGCTAGGTACTACGGTCTTCCAGAGTCATCTGAGGGTCTTGTATTTGATAACTGGAACGCTTCAGCACAGCTAATAGACCCATTCAAAATACCTAGAAACTGGTCTCTGTTCAGGAGTACAGACCCCGGCAGGGTGCATAAGTTCGCCTGCCTATGGGCCGCCGTAGCACCTTGGGGCGATGTAGTTATTTATAGAGAGATGTGCGAATCAGGTCTTGGTATGGATGAGGCAGTCAAAAAGATACTTGATATGTCTGGAAACTCACGCAGGCAGATAGCCACAGTGCCAAATAGTGATGGGTATGTTACCCCAGTGTTTGAGGAAGTGCAGTCAGGAGAACGCTACCAGTGGACCGTAATGGACTCTAGGGCCTTCTCAGCGCCAGCCAGAGAGCCAGCAATGACTCAGGGACAGGTGTTCGCAAGGATGGGACTTAGATGCCGCAAAGCCAGTGGACTCAAGTCCGAACTAGCAATTCCAGTGGTCAAGGAGTGGCTTGAGCCTATAGCAAACAGGCCGCATTTGCTGGTAAAGATGGGCATAATGGACGAGATTAAAACATCTGATGGAGATGTTCTTACTAGCGCACCACGCCTATACGTGTTCAACACCTGCACGCACTTCAGAAATGAGATAGAGTGCTACTGCAACAAGCCAGACTCCGAACAGCCAGAGAAGGGCAATGACGACTGTATGAACGCGCTTAAGTATTTGCTGCTTGCAAACCCAAAATACAACGGGGAAATAGACTACGGAGATTGTGGCGACTATTCGCCAAAGTCAAATAGTAGGTTCATGTATTCTTAGTTTTGCGTATCAAATTCTAAAAAATGAGAAAAAGTACTTGACAAGGTTTATTAACATAGAGTATGGTGGGTGCAGTGAAAGATAGTTTGGCTCTGAATGTTGGTCGAGATTGTGATGTTGACATTGATGTAAAAGGCCATTGGCTATACGTAAGGCTTTGTGAAATGCCTGACGTCGAAGGTGACGACGGAGAGACGCTCCTTCACTTGCACCAAGAGACTAAGGGCTACTGCCAGTGGGCAGAGGTTCGAGCGAAGGGCGACAGGGTAGGCAAGCCTAGAAACTGGACCAAGAAGAAGCTTAGGTTTCACGGGGTTGCCAGATGCCTAGATGATATTTGTGCAGTAGGCGACATTGTTCTTTGCCCAGAAGACCATCCGTGGGGCATAAAGGGGTCTCCATACGCTGATGACGAGAATTTTGTTGATGAAGCGGTTGTAATAGCCCGCTACAGAGAGAAGGAATAACATGGTAAAGAAGAAGAAGCTTATTAAGGACTTGCTCGGTGGTGGCGTTAGGCTGTTCACCGGAAAAGACTCGATGGTACAGAGGTCTCCAATAGCAAATACTGCCGAGACTCTTGTGGACATGGCACCTAAGAAGCGTAAGAGACGCAAATAGCGAGGCCGATATGCCTGATATGTTGCCAGAAGACATGGAAAAGATCGCTCCTGAAGAGAAGGAGCGTGACGTATCGCTTGGTGTGGACAACTTTGCGAATAACGAAGATACCGTTGAGAAGGTTCTTCGTGATGCAAAGGCCTATTTCACTGAGTTTGATAGTCAGTCTGGCAGAGATTTCCTCACTACTAAGATGGACCGCGCCGATAAGGTGTTCCGTGTAGCCTCTGATATTGACAAGGAGCAGGAAAATAAGACCCGCGATGAAGTAGACGTAACCCCTGAAGTCTTCTATCGCCAACTGGTAGCCGTAACCTCCAACGAGCTTGATGCACTATTCGGCTCCGATAAGCTCGGCTCTGGCTACCAGCCTCTTAATGCAGTCCAAGACGCATCTTTGCGCGTAACGCAGGCTGTAGCAGACGACCAGAACACTCTACTTGAATACTCCTACGAGATAGATGATCGCGTTAAGAAGATCACCGATGGCTGGTGGGCATGTAACAAGTATGGCAACATGACTTGGGGCATGGAGTGGAAGGTATATGAGAAGACTGTGCGTGAGCGCCAGCCTACCGCATACGACGAAGAAGGCAAGCCTATTAAGTACGGGTGGAAAACTCGTAAGCAGGTTGTGCGCCATCCTACGCTAGTTGCCTATGATCTGGCGGATGTATACAAAGATGCGACTATCCCTAACATTCAGGACCAGCAGTGCCTACTGTTCCGTAGCCAGCCATCCCTTTCTACGCTACTTGCCAACCAGCGCGCAGGTCACTACATCAATGTTGGCAAACTTACCTCTGCACAACTCTATCGCGGAACAGACCCAGTTGACCAGAAGCAGGACCGCGCAGAGAATGCTGGTACAGACGGCGACCTCGACAATCCTAACGGCCTCTATGACCAGTGGCATGTAGTTATTCGCTCTCCTATAGACGACGATGGCAACTACGACAAAGACAAGAACGCCCCTCGTTGGTTCCTCGCAACCTTCATTGGCAACATCCAAGGCTCAGATCAGGTTTGCGTCAGACTTGAACGCTACCCATACGACACAGACGACAACGGAGAAATCCTCTACTTCGACCAGCACTCTCATTGGGATGATAACGGAGCCTACTCGCACGGTTATGCAGACCTAGGCTGGCCTCTGTTCACTCAGGCTAAGACCACATATGACCAGTGGTTTGACAACAAGAACCTCATCAATGCCGCACCGTGGATTACTGAGCGCGGTGCGATCATAACTAAGGATAAAGACTTTGCGCCTAGACGCCTCATACAGACTGAGGAAGGTGGCATAGAGAAGCTGAAGCGAGTCAAAGTAGAGTCTAACACTGTTGACATGCAAGCGTTCATAGCAGACCTTGAGAGGCGCGTGAGGGACCTGTTCGGCACCACGGACGCATACCTTGGCGAGGCAATGGGTTCCCGCACATCTGCGGCTGAAGCCACAAACGCATTTAAGCAGAGCGGCAAGCCTGCTATCGAAAAATTGAGAAGAATGGCACGTTTACTTGAGTGGATTGCTGAGACTGATATGAAGCTATGGCGGAAGTTCAGTCCCGGTGATCTTATGATTTCATTGGTTCAGAAGGGAGAAGTCCGTGAGATTAAATTGAGAAGAATGGCACGTTTACTTGAGTGGATTGCTGAGACTGATATGAAGCTATGGCGGAAGTTCAGTCCCGGTGATCTTATGATTTCATTGGTTCAGAAGGGAGAAGTCCGTGAGATTAAACCTGCGAACCTCTGGGGGCCATTACGGGTTAAGGTAAGCGCCGTTGACGACTTCAAAGACGATAGCGTGAAGCAACTGGAAGAGAATCAACTTATCGCACAGACCTTGCCCGTAATAGCTCCGCTACTTGGAAAGACCGGAACGCTCGGACTACTCAATCAGATTTACGAGAGTAGAGGAATTGATCTGTCGCAGTGGATTCCTCAGTCAAAAGAGACTGATGCAATACATGTGGCCGCGTCAGAAAACGTAGGGTTTGAGAATGGTGTACCAGATAGGCCGAAAGATGGCGAAGACCACGATGTTCATCTTAGGACGCACAGTGACAGGTACTCACAGATTAAGCTCCTGCCTGATGCAGACCCAGAAGTACGCAGGCTCTATGAGGCCCACATACTCATCCATGAGCAGATGCGTGATGCAGAGTCGGCACAGGTTCAGCGGGGCGCACAGTCGCTTCAGCAGGCACCGCCTAGGACTAACGGCGAAGTAGCTGGCGACTTAATTTCAGGAGCGGGAGCGTAGATGAATAAGGGACAAGCGACAATCTTGGGCGTATCAAGTGAGTACGCACTGACTGAGCTTGTGGCACTGAAGACGATTTTCAGTGATGGAGTTGTCCAGAAAGTCTTTGCGAACTGGTCAAAGAGCGTAGCAAAGCAGGCACTAGATATAGGCCTGAAAGACAACCAGAAGCGCGACCAGCTTATAGGGCTACACGCAGGACTGGTAAAGGTAGAGAAGAACATTTTAGAAGACTTGGACAGGTCAATAGCAGAGTTCAAGGAAGAAGAATCTAACGACTAGAGCGATACCCGTGCAATCTGTACGGCCCGCGAAGGTCATATAGTAGGAGGCAGAGATGCCAAAAAACAATTCCGCAATTCAGGATACCGCTCATAGCGCCCCTGACAGCGAAGATGGGATCACATCCCCCGCCGATGGCGATACGGATGGTGGACTCATAATGGGCAAATACAAGAGTCAGGACGACCTTGTAAATGCTATGAAGGAGATGCAGGCTAGGTCTACGAAGGCTGAACAGGAACTTGCCGAGGCTCGGAAACAGGAGAAGCTGAACGAAACTTTGGCTAACCTCACCGACACCCTTTCCAAGTCTGGGAAGTCTGAAGAAGATGAGGCCGCTCGACGCGAAGCGCAGTTCAATAAACTCGTAGAGCGCATTCAGTCAGGTGACGAGAAAGAGATGGTTTCGACCTTCCTCGAACTCCAAGCTGGTCTGGAGAGCGATGTACGTGGTGAGTTGACTGCACGAGAGAAGGCACTCTTGGAGAGAATCGACGCGCTGGAAAGCAAGTTCGGTGATGTCCAGATGTCTGCGAGCGAAGAGTACAGGGCGTACAAGCCACAGATAGATGCACTAATAGAATCAGGCGAAGTGACCTCAAAGGCCGCCGCTCTGAAGATCGTAAAGGCACTCAGCATGACAGCTAGAACAGATGACGCGCCACCTGCTCCTTTGGGCACAAGCGGTGTTCATCGTCATATAGGCACAACTAAAGTCTTGGCTACTGAAGCTGAGATAGCGGAACTGCGTAAGTTGATGCCAGCTGGAACAAGCGAAGCTGAGATACAGCAGGCGATCAAAGAGTATTCGGACGAGAAAAGGAGAGCGTCATAATGACTGATATGGAAAACAAAGTCCTACCTCCCTGCGAACATTGCGGGAAGGTCTTTAGTGAGAAAACACCTAAGCACGCGAGAGAGTCACACGTTATGGCGTGTGAACGCAAAATGGCTATGAAGCAAGCTATGTCCGCCGATACCGAAGCGGAAGTTGATTCAGAGTCACAGGTTGAGAAAGATAAGCGTCGTGCTAAGGCGGTGGCAGAAGTACGTAGGAAACAGGCTCCGAAGATTCAGGTGAACCCTATGTCAGAACCGGACCCACTGCGAGAGTTGGAAAGGTATGTGAAGGAGATGGAGCTTTGCGCTCCAGATGCACACATATACTTCGGCGACATGACCAAACACGAGATGAACGTGAATAAGGGATATTCCCCCATTACTGATGGGGGACAGCATCTCGGTTATGGCGATGTCAGGATGTATGAAATTCCTGACGAAGTGTACAAAGCAGAAATCCATCGCAATGCCGCCATCTCAAACAATGCGATATATTCGCAGGTTGCAGAGGCTGAACAGACGCAGGCTGAGAAAGACGCTGATATGGCTTCTGCCATTGATGCGGCTGTCGAAAAGGCTATGCGCGCCCGTATTCCAGCATAGGATTTTGAAACTAACAATACTAAGCTAAGGATAAGGAAATGGCTCAGAAAACACTAGTCAATCCTCGCTGGCGTTATAACCAGAACGGACTCGGTGCTATGCAGACCGAGCGCCGCATTGTTGATGACGCTGCAACCTACAAGGCTGGTCAGTTCATGTATCAGGATAACGACGGGTATATTAATGCCTGCGCTTCTGATGCTGAAACTATCGGCTATGTAGCACTGGAAAACCTCGATACAGCCACCGGAGTTACGACCACGTACAAGCGTTTTGGTCGGATTCGCCCCGGTGACATCTTCGAGATGAACGCATATCACGGAACAGTTGCATCGGCAGTTTTGACCGAAGCAGATGTTGGCGAGTTTTATGCACTGTATGTCGGTTCTAACGTATGCTCCGCCGATATCTCTGATACTGGCACGGCTACCAAGAACTGCCTCGAACTCATTGCTCCTTCGTGGCGCGATGATTCAACTAACAACACCTCGTCTGATACGTATGCGCTGGGTCTGTTCAGGATCACGGATACGGTTATCAACGCTGGCGCATAAGGGGGAATAACTAATGGCGGCAACACAATTGTTTGATCCGGCATACACGGGCGTTATTCAGGTTCCCGGTTATGCCAATCTGCGCGATAAGGCGATGGATAAGTACCTCAAGAATGCGGCTGAAGTTCCGTTGGTGAACGGCCAGTTCTTCACTGAGGATGACGTTGACACTCTTACCCCCAAGTTCTGTACTTGGAGTAACGAGCTGAAGACGCCGGGTATCAGCAATGATACCGATAGACTTCCTATGGAACAGCCTGCTAGTGGTTATTCAAAGGAACTGGATATCCAGACTTACCGTCTGGCTGTCAGACTTGAGCGCACGATGGAGAAGACCGACCGCTCAGGTAAGGTTCGTGAGATGACGATGAGCGGTCTGCCTGATTCAGGTAGGCGTTTCATGGAACTGAAGATGGCTGATATCTTCAATAGTGGTGCAACGACAGAAGGCGCTGATGGCTCCTACCTGTTCGCGACCGACCACTATCACGAGGACTCGTCATCGGGCCAGTGGAGCAACAGCGAAATTGGTGCGGCTCTTACGTCCACGACGTTTGAGACCATGAGGCAGAATATGCGTAAGCGCACAAGCACTAAGGGCTATGTAAGTCCTATCAGGCTTGAGAAGCTTATCGTTCCTGTCGCACTTCAGCAGAAGGCAGAAGAGATTCAGGGTTCTGAGAAGAAGCCCGAGAACAGCCTGAACCAGAAGAATACCCTTATGGGTAAGTTCGATATCGTAGTCAATGACTACCTGACCTCGGACACGGCATGGTTTGGCTGGGGCAATCTTCCTGAAGCTATGTGGGGAATGCACGTTGCGTGGCTTACGCGCTTCAACGTGATGGCTCTCGAATATCCGAGTGCTGATTACCCTGACATCGTTGCTGGTTGGAGGCTCTACGGACAGGTAGACGTTAAGGCGTCTGTCCCGAAAAACATACATTTCAACGCTGGAGTGTAGAAGTTGATTAGACAGAGGGGCTTAGGTCATATCCCTAGGCCCCTCTTTTAAAACCCTAATTAGGAGTAGCTAAAATGGCTAAGGATAAAGAAGATAAGGATGAGGTAGTGTCTCGCAAAGAGTTCAATGACCTCGCGGCAAAGGTAAGACGTATGAGTGATAACTGGAAGCGTTTTTGTGCCAAGCATATTGGCAATGACAAGGATGGCGAAGTTGGCTCTGCACGTCTTGCGGTAGTATTCACACTCGCTATCATCTGTATTGCAGGATTTGCTATCGCAGATCAGGCATTCGAGGATGGTGACAAGGCGCATTGGGGCGTAACGGCTATTCGCAGTAATGGCGACATAGATACTGATGGTGGGATTGTTGCAGTTGGTGCAATCACTGGCGTATCTGATGGCAATGGTACTGGCGTTGTCACAACGGCAACTGCTACTAGCTCAGATGTTGGTAATTGCAGGCAGACGACTATCGTAGTTGATGATCTGGCAGTTCCTATATCATACGGAGGCCCTACGACCAATCATGTCGGTGGCGCAAAGATATACGTGTTCCCACAAGGTAGAATTCTGGTTCATGGCGTAACGGTTGCCAATTTCAAAATGGCCACCAATACCGTCATAACCGCTGCCGAAGGTGGAGATTACTCTTGCGGAACTACAATCGGAGCATCTACCGGACTCGTGACAACGGCTGTTGATCTTTGCCCAAAGACATCCATTGATCCGTGGACTAACATTGTTAGCGCGGCACTGGCGTCTTCGGCTCAGTTTGACGGAACGTCAACGGCAAAAGACTTCTATGTGAACCTTGAAGTCGATACTGCCGACATCAGCGCTCCGACTACGGCTATCGTTGATTCGGCCACTATCAAGATCACATGGACCCAGCTCGGCGATTACTAATCAGGATTTAAGGGGGGCTTCGGCCCCCTATCCTTTAAGGAGGATACTATGCGTAAACTATTCTGCATAATCCTGTGCATACCGATACTCGCGCTGGCTGGCACCGACATGATTCCACTGGAGATAGCTAATGTTAGCACATCAGCGGTCCCTTCAACGGCATCAGCGGTTCAGTTTGTTGACGGCTATGTTGTCAGTGTCGAGCTATGCTGGACGACTGCTAATACTGGTAATGTCTGCATTGTTACCGAAGACTCGTTCTGTGGTAATGAAGTAGTAATCTACTCAAACGCAACATTCTCAAGTTCTGACCCTATCTATCCTCGCGTACCTGTGCAGGATACTGGTGGAGTCAATCTTGGCGTAACCACTAATGGCTATGAGCCTGCCTATCTTGTAATGGAGAAGCTTCAGCTAAAGGCTACTAGTGCAAGTGAAACAAACAAAACCCTAAAGGCCAGAGTTAATCTCTGGAACTAGGAGAGTATAATGGCTATTGATGCTTCAATTATCTTTGAGCAGAAGGTTCGTGAATACAAAGCTGAGTCGAGTTCTGGCAGATTCAAGGCTGATTTTCTGCGAGCAACCAACAACGCTCTGGATAAGATATCAATACGAACCGACCTCGGTAGCCATCCTGCCCACATAACAAGGACCGACGCCTCTATAAGCATTGATGCAAATAGAGGCTACGTCCTTGAGGCGGGCATTGATTACTGGCTGATTAAATACGGGCACAGGAACGGCGATCTAAGTTTGGCAGACGCACTGTCCTTGTTTAATGATGCTATTAGAGACGCCATCCTTGACCGCGACCACGACGACATGGATGCCGCTACTGACGATGAAGTTATAGGCAACATACCAGAGGACGAATAATGTCCGGTAGCGACACCGAATGGATCACACTTGCCAAAGAATTTCCGGCAGGACTTGATACCGAGACCGACCCATCCGATTTGAATGATGGGTTTACGCCTGAGGCATACGGCATGGATATAGAATATCCCGGCAGGCTGGTAGCCAATAGCGCACAGCTATCTCGTGGTATCGCATATACAGCTAAACAGTTCTCTGTTGACGGAAATAACTGGACTTGGTTTTTCAGGAGACTGTGGCGTGCTAATGGCACTAATTTAGAGTACAATGCACCTGAATATCAGCAAGTCATACTGTATCAGGACTTAGATGGGATAGGATTCGACGAGACTGCTAGCAATATATTGGTGTTCTTCCCTATCGGATCAAACATCTTTGTGTCAAACGTATCTGGTGGCTACATAGTTAATGGGGCACTGAGTTTCGAGGGTGACTACAGACACTCAGGCATTGAAGAGCAAATGTACGTCAACGCACAGCCTAGGGCCTGCCCGCTAGATTCGGTGGCCTACGTGTCAAATACGGACGGTGTTTACGCATGGGATGGTGGCAGAGTAGTAGAGATCACAAAGCTCACCAGAACAGCCAAGAGCTACTTTGCGGACAAGGCACTACGAATAGGGGAAGACAAGCGTAGGATCATAGGTGAGAATCCCAGCACAAACGTAGTCAACTTCGTTTACGCTATTCAGAAAGACAAACTCTTTGCTTACAAGGAAGATAACACAGATTTCAGGTGGACAAGCAAGACAGTAACCAACAAGAACTCAGAGCCTTTTGCTGTTCATAAGGTAAAGTTCTACTATGACAACACTACAGGTGCCAGAGGGAAACTGAAGCTCCAGAGCAGAATAGACCGAGACTGGTACGACGAGCAGGAACTCAACATAGAATCAGAAGAAGGCGAATTTCACACCAAGGATGCAGAGCTTGAGACACAGGCATTAGGCACCGATTTTACTTTGCGCCTAACCGATCTATCACCGCATATCCATATCAGCAGGATAGACATTCTTGTTGAAGGTAACACTAACGAAGAAACACCGAGTCAATAATGGCAAACGGAAACCTTAGAACTACAGTACCGGAGAACAGGGCCAGATTCGTTCAGTCTGATGCTGATACGGCTGTAACCCACACCACCAACAACGCAGAGTCAAGGACTTTCTACAGAGAGTGGACAGAGATTGACGCTACGGTGGCCGATACGCTTGCCGCGACAATGATGCTGACTGCCCAGATAAGCAATCCTCTGGCTGACGGACAGACATACACAGGACTGTATAGCAATGCGGACGTACAGGTTATCGAGAACTCAAGACGGTGGGTTACAATAAGACAGAAGCTCATAAGGCTTACAACCGTTACGGCGGCTACCGACTTGCCACAACCTGTAGATGCCGGTAGGGCAGAGGTTCTTAGGCCGTTCCAGTATGACCCCGGCTCTGCTGATGTCAGAATCTTTGAGTACAGATACCTTGACAGAAGCTCTCAGGAAGTCTGTCTTTCCAGCATTGCCGATGTAGACTTGGCACTTACGGGATACACGGTCATAGACCGCCAATGGCGTACAGAGCCGAGAGGCGACCGCACCTGCACGTTCCAGACCTTCCAACGCAAGGTCGAGTGGACTAATGTCAATGATGACGGCACTGACGTAGACACTATCAGGATAATGGGCGAAGACGGCTACTATGCTGGAGTCAACTATCTAAAGCATCTTCAGAGTCAGAGCGAGACTGCATTTGGCGTTCCGATAGATGATGCGGCGGATATCCTTACCGGATGGCATGGCGACGAAGATCCGTCTGCCAGCGGCCTAGCTACCGTCAACGTGGCTATACAGATGCGCGGTGATGGCGAAGTCTACATAAGCAGAACAAGGGAGCCTGTTAATACAACGGCTACTACATCTAGCGGCATTGTTATTGAGAGGAACATGTTTAATGGTGGCGGGACCCCGAAAAGTTGCGTGGTTCTTATCCCAAATCTGCTGAAAGCTACCGCTGACTCGTTGCTTAATACGCTCAGGACGGCCACTACTATAACAATGGATAGTACCACCTACCGCAACTCTAGTGTTAAGAGGCGCATACACCCGTCTGGCCTTTGTGATCTAATTGTAACAGGCAACATAGCAACAGTTGGAAATGTTATCAATAGGTATCAGGACGGCTCAATATCCAACTTCGGTCAGTCAATAGAGGTTGATGATGATGGCACACGCTACCGTGTAATAGCACAGAGGCTAGTAGTTGAGAGCGAAGAGAGCGCGGTCAAGTTTATGAACGCCGAAGACCCGTATGATGGCGTCGAACTAGCAAGCCTAGTAAGGCCAGTAAAGAACAACCTTAAACAGCACCTAGATGGCAGGATGGACTACTCCCCTAATCTGGGCAGGTACATCTGCGTAAGACTTGTATGGCAGAACGTAGAGCCTACGGTAGGCACGTATGCGGTAGCTCCGCCAGTAGAGGACTAGTTAACACCATAATGGCAGACGACAGAACAATCGAATCTCAGCTAATGCGCTTTGCTAAGACGCTTGAGGGAGCGGAACAGCAGGCTCTTAACAAGTCATTGTCTGTAGCCCCTGATGTTGTGCCTGATGGCATAAGGGATCAGTTTGATACCTTTGTGCAGAAAGAGCGCGACGCTTTCTATGAAGAGCAGAAGGCTAATGCTAGAGCACTAGACCCTTCGTTTGCGATACCGATGTTGGCTAATCAGGTCCGTAAGCTGGAAGAGAAGCTTCGCATCATGGAGTTTGATAACCTGACCAAGGAAGAGTCTCCTATCGAACAGATAGAAGAGAATACACAGAACATCGACGATATCAAGCATATTCTGCAAAACGTCAGGGGTACTGGCTATAACATCTCGCCTCGTATAGAAGCCGATGGTTCAATAGAGATATTCGGCAGGTACAATGGCCCGTTCTGCGCAGAGCCTCTGACTAAGGACCAGCAGTCGCCCAGCGCAGAGCCTAAGCCTTACTCAGACACGCTCAGGGTGTATAGGGGCGGGGTGTATGCGGGCAATAGCACGTTCTATTGGCCTACAGACCTAGGTGATCCGGGCAATGCTATAGAATACAGAGACTTCAAGTTCGACCATACGACGCTTGAGTCAAGTCCCACTGGCGTGTCTGGCGTATGGACTGTATATATGGAAGTGGCCGCATACCCGTCAGCGGCAGACTGTAGCCAGCTATGGGACGGCGTAGAGGCAAGGCGATACAGCCCAGTACTGCGCGCATACAAGAACCCAATATCCTACTCGACTCTGCCAGACCAGAAGTATAGCCAGTCGGATCACACGCAGGCAGAGGATTTGGCTTACTGCGCAACAACTGGCGGCAATATCTACACTAGGACTAACCCTAGGGGCCTTGACTCAGGCGAGGATATCATTTGCGCCAAGTTCGTGCTGGGCCAGCTTACCCTAGGTACTAACGAAGAAGAAACTAGGGTCGAGATTGTCAAGTGGCAACCTAGCTGGCACGCATCAGACATCTATTGCCCAGTATGGCAGTGGAACCATTGTACAGATGCAGATGGTATTGGCGATTACCCGGACGCAGACACGCTTGAGTGCATCTATGGTGCAAGCCTTTGCAGTCCTACATGCTTCACTCCTTGGGATTACTTCACAGACCACTACCACAAGACTAATGGAACAGACTCGTCATTCCCATATGAAGACGATTGCGCCCTAGATGGCACTGGCCCAGCAGATAACCAACAGGGCGGATAATGACTAGATTTACAAAGCTTGTTACAAGGATACGGCAGTTGCCGCAAGATGATAAGGCTACTAGCCTTCTTAAGGCGTTTGCGGAGCAGCTAGAGTACGTAAGAAAATCTTTGCGCCGAAGGAATAGCATATACGGCAGGAAGATAAAGTGCGGCTCTGACAATACGCGATGGATGAAACAGAGACTAGATAACAAGCTAATGAAATACTGTGAATGGCTAGGACACAAGGAGCTTATAAATGGCTAATGGAATAAGACCCGAAGATGCAAGACTACTCAGAACTATGAGTCCGCATGAAGCGTCAATAGGCGCGGCAGGTGGGCAGGATGTGATAGATGCCAAGAAGGCCAGAATACTCCGTGAAGGCGCTAGGGTCAATCCGAAGAGCCTAGAAGGTATACGAAGTGCTAGGCGTGACGCAACCAATCTGGCGGCTACGAGAGCTGGAGAAGCGGCTGAGGCTCAGCGACTGAAGCGGGTTGAGGAGGAAAAGGCACTAAAGGCTATTGGCCCTACAATTACAGCAGGCGGAAAGGTTGCCGTAGCCAACATAAAAGAAGGTGGCCTCAACAAGCGTCTCGACAAAAAGCATACATTCCTGTCTGGGGAGTCGAAGTCGGCGCATGAGCGCGCTGTCGCAAGAGCGAGACTTCAAGACAGATTCGACAGGGGTTTACAGACGCAGAAAGACATTCAGGAGATGAATAGGCTGAATACTACGCTACAGGCTGACGCAGTGAATTTGCAGGCCGAGCTTAATGCCGCTAGGGAAACCAAGAATCAGGACGCGGTTGAAGCGCTACAGGAGTTGCTTGGTAAGGTTGCAATAGAGCAGATACGAGCAGGTGCAGACCTGTTCTCTGGCGGGTTAGTTAGGGGTGGTATAAATGCTGGCGAAGCCATAGGCGCTGGCGAGCCTGCGCTCAACACAGAGGCTATTGCGATAGAAGCCCCGCAGGGCGCTGTGCCGGAATTGGATATAGATGCCGAAGATGCTACTCCGCCTATAGGATTCTCCCAGACAGTTGGTACGCCCGAAGGAACTGCGGAGCAGACCACTGTGGCTGGCCCTGAAGGCGTGGCGACTCAGGTAGACACAGCAACGCCAGCAGGCATAGAGTCTACTACCGTAGGCGTAGAGGCGGGTGACCTTACTGGCACAGGGCCAGTGACTCCAGAGACTTCCGACAGAATACGCGCTACTATTGCTCGGCTCAGAGAAGAAGGCAAGAATACACTGGCAGACGCAATGCAGGCTCGGCTCAAAGCTAGAGGCACAACACTAGATCAGTAGGGGAGAGATGGCTGACGGCATCGGATTAACTGACGAAGAGATACAGCAGTTCTTGGCTCCACAGCAGGACGCTAATGTAATGTCTGAAGATGAAATTCAGGCATTCCTCCAGCCTGCTCCAGAGCCAGTGGCACAGGATAGAAACACTCTTTCCGATGGAGAAATAGCTCAATTCCTTGAACCCCAAGAGCAAGCTCCGTCTCCCGTAGCTGACATTTTACCTCCACCTGACATGGGCGATAAACTTGAGCAGTTGTCTATTCTTCCTGAGCATATCAGGGGAGAAAGCCTGTTTGGCGTAGAAGAAACTCCTGCTGACAGATTGGCAAAATTTGACGAAGCGGTAGGCGACACGCCAGAAGATGTTAAGGCTCGTCAGGATGATATTGCAAAGATAGAAAGAAGAAGAGAAGCGATAGGGCCTCTTGGGGCATTGTCTAAGGGCGTACTGGGTGGAATAACACTTGGGATATCAACGCCTATACTCAATGAGGTGGAAGATGCTTTTGGTATCGAGCGAATTGGCGGTCGTGACAACATGGAAAAAGCCTTCAACCTGAGCGGAACGGTTATAGGCACCATAATGACTGGTAAAGTTATTTCAGATAAACTGGCTTCTTTGACAGCTCCTATCAAAAGCAAGCTGGCAAAGCTTCTTGCTATCAGACTCGGAACTTCTGGTACTGTATCTGGCGGGAATTCATTGGTCCAGATAGCTACTGGCCAGAGAGATCTTCCTGATGCTACCAAAGATATAGGCGTAAGCATGGCCGGAACGGCAATAGCCATGATACCGGAACTAGCTATTCCGTCTGGTGGTGCAGTTGGAACGGTTGCAAACTTCGCTGGTCAGGTCATAACAGACCTCGCTTTCGACATGGCCGTAGACCCTGATTTCAAAGCTTCAGTAGAAGAGCATGGAACAATGGAAGGCTTTAAGGAGTGGATGTCCACGCCAGAACAGCTTGTCAGAACCGCAACATCCATAGCACTGGCAGGAAGAGACGCCGCTGACGCAGACTTTGAGACGACCAGAGTAGAAATTCTGAATAACACAAAAGCCAATATTGCAAACGAGTGGCGTCGGGCGGTCGAAGGCTCATTTGAAGCAGACCCAAGGACGAGACAGCCTTTGGTATCACAGCCAGACCAGAAGGTTGCGTTCGGAAAGACCAGACCTAGAGAGACTGAATTTGGGAGACTACTGGCTAAGAGCAATGAACAGACGCTCAGGAGTCCTACCGAATCGCAAATCAGAGATGTACTAGCAGGAACGGAAGCAGGCGGCGGTAAAGTCTCGGTAGTTGATGAAGCTCTTGCTGGACGCATCACAGCCGACAAAGTTGCTGAAATCATTGCGAAGCAGGACGCGGGCGCTCCAAAGTCCGCTAGGAGAAT